TTTACCGAAGGTATGCAATTGTTCAGTTCGTTTATTATGTTGTTAAATTTCCCACGCAACGGTACAATGAAAGGCATGGGTCAAATCGTTACATGGTCTATCGTAGATGAAACAATGCATACAGAATCAATGATTAAATTGTTTAGACAATACATTGAAGAAAACAAAGAAATTTGGAATGATGAACTCAAAGGCGAATTATACACAATTGCAACCAGAATGGTGGAACTAGAAGATAAATTTATTGACCTTGCATTTGACATGGGTGAGATGACACGACTAACAAAAGAGGATGTCAAACAATATATCAGATACATAGCAGACAGACGCCTCATTTCTTTGGGTTTAAAAGGCATTTTTAAAGTCAAAAAGAATCCTCTGCCTTGGGTTGAAGAAATGGTGAATAGTCCTGTGCATGGTAACTTCTTTGAGAACCGTGTAACTGATTATGCCAAAGGTGCCTTGTCTGGTAATTGGGATGATGTTTGGGGTAAGGCTGCCTAGTGTTCTTACTCATCTACACACTTATTGTCACACACATTACCATAGTATGTGTCACGCTCTATCTACACAGAGGTCAAGCACACCGAGGCATTGAGTTTCATCCTGTTTTAGAACATTTTATGAGATTCTGGTTGTGGTTGACAACTGGAATGGTGACAAAAGAGTGGGTCGCAATTCACCGTAAACATCACAGACATACGGAACAAGAAGGCGACCCACATTCTCCTCATGTCTATGGTATCTGGCGTGTATTGTTTGGCGGCGCATTGCTATATAAAGATGCAGCAAAGAATTATGCAATGGTTGAAGCATATGGCGTAGGCACACCAAACGATTGGATAGAAAAAAATTTGTATTCTAAGTATAGTAAATTAGGTTTTACTTTACTTCTGATATTCAATACATTATTGTTTCATGGTTGGGGAATCGTTATCTGGTTGATACAGATGGCATGGATTCCGTTTTGGGCGGCTGGTGTCGTAAACGGCATCGGACATTATTTTGGTTATCGTAACAGCGATACAAAAGACAAGTCAAAGAATATCATACCTTTGGGCTTTATTATTGGTGGTGAAGAATTACATAACAACCATCACGATACACCTGCAAGTCCTAAACTCTCACGCAAATGGTTTGAGTTTGACATAGGTTGGATGTGGTTGAATATACTCATACAATTAAATTTAGCGAGGTTAAGATGATTAATAAAGAGAAATTAGCACAAGCAATTCAAAAGGAATGGTCAGAAAGTCCACGATGGTCTGGTGTTCGCCGTAATTATACTGCGGATGATGTAGTGAGGTTATACGGGTCATTAGATGAACAGTTTACATTGGCTGCCCGTGGTGCCAGTAGATTATGGACAGATTTACACAATGAACCTTTTGTGAATGCTCTTGGTGCCTTGACTGGTATGCAGGCACTACAACAGGCAAAGGCTGGTCTAAAGGCCATCTATTTGTCTGGTTGGCAAGTGGCAGCCGATGCAAACATGGCAGGTGAAATGTATCCTGACCAATCATTGTATCCTGCTTATAGTGTACCAAAAGTTGTTGAGAAAATCAACAACACATTTCGGCGTGCTGACCAAATCCAATGGATGGAAGGCGTAGGTGATATAGATTATTTTGTACCAATCGTTGCTGATGCAGAGGCTGGTTTTGGTGGTGTTCTTAATGCCTTTGAGTTAATGAAACAGATGATTCGCTCAGGCGCCGCAGGAGTTCATTTTGAGGATCAACTTGCTTCGGTTAAAAAATGCGGTCATCTCGGTGGTAAAGTTCTTGTTCCTACCAGAGAAGCTGTCAACAAACTTAATGCTGCTCGTCTTGCTAGTGATACTCTTGCCGTACCTACTGTCCTCATTGCTCGCACAGATGCTGAGGCGGCTGATATCATAACAAGTGATATTGATGAAAACGATAAACCATTCCTTACAGGTGAAAGAACAGTAGAAGGTTTCTATAAAACAAAACCTGGTTTGGAACAAGCGATAAGTAGAGGCCTGGCCTACGCACCTTATGCTGATTTAATTTGGTGTGAAACAGGCAAACCTGATTTAGAGTATGCTAAGAAATTTGCAGAGGCGATTCATAAAAGTTTTCCAGGCAAAATGTTGGCATACAATTGTTCACCCTCTTTTAATTGGAAGAAGAATTTAGATGATGCCACGATTGCAAAATTTCAACATGAGCTCGCTGCGATGGGCTATAAATTTCAGTTTATTACTCTTGCTGGCTTTCACTCTCTCAATGCTTCTATGTTTGAGTTGGCTAATGGGTATGCTAATCGGAATATGTCAGCATTTGTTGATTTACAGGAGAGAGAGTTTTTATTACAGGAACATGGATTCTCTGCTGTCAAACATCAGAGGGAAGTTGGAACATCCTATTTTGATGCCGTTACAACGACAATTGAACAAGATAGCTCAACGACTGCCATGAAAAATTCAACGGAGGCCGAACAGTTTCACTAATGCACTACAAAAGCATATTCATTAGTGATGTGCATTTGGGTACCAAAGATTGTAAAGCAGAATTATTAAATAATTTTTTAAAGCATAATACTTGCGAAACTCTGTATCTTGTTGGTGATATTATAGATGCTTGGAAGATACAAAAAAATAAGTGGCGGTGGAAACAATCTCATACAAATGTTGTGAGGCGTATTCTAGGTTACGCTAAAAGAGGAACAAGGGTTGTCTATGTAACAGGCAACCATGATGAATTTCTACGGCCAATGATACCGTATGGTTTATCTTTTGGCCAAGTGGAACTTTGCAATCAAATTGAACATATTGGCATTGATGGTAAACACTATCTTGTTGTTCATGGTGATTTATTTGATGGTATTACAAGAATTGCCAAGTGGTTGTCATTCTTAGGTGATTCTGCCTATGATTTTGTATTGAATTTAAATAGCAAGTTTAATTGGTGGCGCCATAAATTTGGCCTTAGTTATTGGTCTCTTAGCAAGTATTTAAAATACAAAGTAAAGCGTGCAGTAGATTTCATGTTTCAATTTGAAAATAATTTATCTACGCATTGTAAGAAAAAAGGTTATGATGGTGTCATCTGTGGTCATATACACCATGCAGAAATAAAAGAAATTGATGGCGTAATGTATATGAATGATGGTGATTGGGTTGAATCCTGCACCGCATTAGTAGAAAATATAAATGGCAAGTGGGAAATTGTAACTTGGACCGAATTATTACAAAATGAAAAAACTATTGATAATAACAGACAACCTACCTGACCAAATCAATGGTGTCGTTACAACATTCCAGAATATTGAAAAGAATCTGGTTTTGGATGGGTATTCTGTTGTATATCTTAATCCCAGGCAGTTCTTACATTTTGCTTGCCCAGGCTACAATGAAGTTAAACTTTCGCTTCCTTGGAAAATCGGTCAAAAGATTGCAGAAATATCTCCAAATCATATACACATCGCCACAGAGGGTCCTATTGGTCTGTTCGCTAGATTTTATTGTAACCGTCACAATATACGGTACAATACTTCTTACCATACTAAATTCCCTGAATTTCTAAAAAAGATTTATGGATTACCTGAAGGCATCACATACAAATATCTAAGATGGTTTCATCGTGATTCAGAAAAAGTATTGGTGCCAACCGAAGGTCTAAAAAAAGAATTAGAAAATAAAAAATTTAAGAACCTCAAAGTTTGGACCAGAGGTGTAGATACAGAAATTTTTAATCCAAAGCGCAGAACAAACCCTGGTGATTACATTGTTTGTGTAAGCCGTGTATCAAAAGAAAAAGGTCTAGATGATTTTTGCCAATTAAAAGGCAACAAAGTATTAATTGGCGATGGGCCATATTTGAATACACTTAAAGAAAAATATCCAGATGTTAAATTTCTTGGCGTAAAACAAGGTGCAGAATTGGCAGGATGGATTGCAAATGCTGATGTGTTTGTATTTCCGTCAAAGGCAGATACATTTGGTATTGTTATATTGGAGGCGATTGCGTGTGGCACTCCAGTCGCATCATACATAGAACCTGGTCCATTAGAGGTCATATCAAATGGTATCAATGGTTATTATAGTAATGATTTACAAATGAATGTTGTGATGTGCTTAACTATAAACCGTGGTGATGTTTATAGTTCTTCAAAAAATTGGTCATGGAAAAACTCAACAAAACAATTTAAAGAGGCATTAGTATGAAACTTTATATTTTCTTAGCACTGGCCATCGCAATTGCGGCGCCAGCGTATGCACAAAAAACACCACAAGGTATGGTGTATGAGGCACAAATTCTTCGTGTATCTGATGGTGATACGGTTGTAATTGCTGCGCCGTTTCTACCACAACCATTGAAACCAGAATTAGCGGTTCGTATCTATGGCGTAGATACACCAGAAAAAGGATTTAGAGCTCAATGTCCAAGTGAAGATGCTCGTGGTAAAGCTGCATCAGAGTTTACCAAAAATGCCGTGGCACAATCACAATCTCGTCAAATGGTCTTATATTCTTGGGATAAATTTGGTGGTCGTGTATTAGGTGACATTATTCTAAACGGCCAATCACTACGCACCATGCTTATTCAAAACGGTTTTGCTCGTGAATACTTTGGTGAAGCCAAACAATCATGGTGTAACTAATGGCGGTATTACACCATATCTGTAATGAGTGTAGTTCTGAATTCACACTCAAATACGATGAGGAACAAGTAGAAGATGCACCTCACTATTGTACCTTTTGTGGAGAAATGATGATTGACTTTGATGAAAATTATGAAGATGATGAAGAATAATTTTTACATTTACTGAAATGCCATCGGTTCATAGCTAAAGATTTTCCTTTTTTGTTACAATGTGGGCAAACTATTATTTGTTTCGTGTGGTGGTCATTATTTTTGTGCCATTCTGAAATTTTTGGCATTTTCCTATTCAACATACCTTGTCTTAGTTTTTCTTTTACAGAATCAAGTAATGGTTTTCCATAATTTGGATTTTTTTCACCAAGTTTAGATTGACTGTAATTTTGACGCATTTTTTCTGTAAGGACTTTTCTTTTTGCAGCTAAACCACATTTAATTTTAGTTTCTTCTGATGGGGATTTTCCTTTATTCCAAGGAATAACTCCTTTTTGAAAACCAAAATTTTTAGGATGCCAAAAACCTCTCTTTGAGTGCTCAAGTTCTTCTTTTGTTAAGGGATTGTTTTTACACCATTCTCTTAAATCAATAAGAAAAGGGTCATTTGGAGTTAAATAAATATTACTCATAGCTGATACGGTCCTTTCGTATTAGAGTGTATGCGGTCTGACCACCGGCGATACACACCTATTTATACATTGAGGAATATATGGCATGGTATTTTCAAAACACCACAAATGAAGTAAGTCCTGAAGATATTGAAGGTTTTTATGGTTTTGTATATTGTATTACCGAAAATGCGACTGGTAAAAAATATATTGGTCGCAAATACTTCACCAAAGCCAAAACAAAACAAGTAAAAGGTAAAAAGAAAAAAACCCGTGTGGCCTCTGATTGGGAGGATTACTACGGATCCAATAAAGATTTGTTACAAGAAATAGAAGTGAAAGGTAAGGAAGCTTTTACCCGTGAAATATTACACCTTTGTAAAACAAGGTCAGAAACAAACTATTTTGAAACTTGGGAGATTTTTAACAGACACGCATTAATGTCTGATAATTATTGGAACCAATGGGTATCATGCCGTATTCGTAAGGACCACTTGGTAAAGCCTTAGCTTTATTATCAAAGCGGAACACCGATACTTATGAGCCTGGCAGGTATAAACCTGTAATCACCAGGTAAAAATATACCACATTTGCCTCATTATTATGTTGCGTTGCAGTATAATTATACTAAATAACTGAGTAACGCTTAAGGAGGTTACTAATGTTATTGAAACTTAAATCTTTCCTAAAATCTTTTGGTCAAGTGTGGACAGAGGCTATGCAAAGGCGTGCCGAATACTACAAAAAACACAATAGATTTATGGATTAACTAACTCGCTTAACTAAGGAGAAATAAAAATGTTTGAATTCCCAAAAGCCAATGATTTTGCTTTCGTAGTAAACAAGTCCAAAGATATTGCTGTATCTACAGTTGACTTTGGCAACACTCTTTTCAATGAGAGCCTGAAGTATTTCAATGAAATCACAGGAAAGACCTTTTATACATATACGGTGAAGGCTGCTGAAGCCCATACACAGGTCACCGATTATGCAAAAGAATTCATCAAAACAGGCACCGTCAAAGAAATATTTGCAGGTAGCGCAAAAAACTAAATCTTGGTATCCAGTCGCAAGAAACGGCTGGATTATCAAATTTTCTATTTTTGATGAGACCTTTTTTCTTATAACGGTCATCTCGCAATACACAGGACAGGCAATTATCCGATACTTTAACGATGAGGATAATGCCTGTCTTTTCATTAATTTTATACAAGAACTAGATGCTGAGCAATTGGTAGAATTATAAATAAAGCATCAGATTTTTATAATTCATAAGGTTCTTCATGGCACTCACAAAAGTCACTGCTGGTGTAATTGCCGCAAATGCAGTCGTAGATTCGTTTGGTAGTCAATCCATCACAGGCGATAAGATTGGCCTGACGGCTATCAATGCAAACAATATTGTTACTGGTGCAGTTACAGGTGATAAGTTAGGCATAACATCAATTAATGCAAATAATATTGTAGACGCAACAATTACAAATGCAAAAATTATTTCTGTTGCAAATACAAAAATTTCTGGTAATATTATAAGTTCTCAGATTGCACCAGAGCAAATATTTTATGGCAATACAATCATTAGTGGTTCTGGTTCTTATTTGAGATTAGCTTCTGGTACTGGCGGCATCCAATTCAACGGAGACACTTCATCCGCTAATGCGCTAGATGACTACGAGGAAGGGACTTTTACTCCGACTGTTTCTGGGGCATCAAGTGCTGGAAGTGCTTCTTACAATATTCAACAAGGAACATATACAAAAGTTGGAAGGGTAGTTACTGTTTCTCTGCGGATTGAAGTTATTAGTTTTACCGGAACAGGCGCATTGCAAGTTAATGGTTTTCCTTTTGCAACTGCTCAATTAAGTCCATTGTCAATGGAATATATTGCACCAGTAATGACTAACGGAATGAATTGGACTGGTGGCTCACAGGTTGTTTATTATATGCCTCCTAACGCAACTTACGGAAACATCTTTTATATGGCTGATGACGCTGCGTGGGGAGTTCAACAATGTGTTAACGAGTCGTTCAACATTATTCTAACAATGACTTATGTAACAACCTAATTATCTGCACTGGACTGTGCAGACGGAAAGGAAAACAAAATGGCTTTAGAAAAACAAGTAGTTGTAGACAAGATTGAAGTGGTAGAGAATGGCTCTATTCAAGTTCGCACCGCAACTCGTATTGTTGAAGATGGTAATGTTATCTCTACTACATATCATCGTCATGTGGTTTTACCAGGTCAAGATTATAGCAACGAAGATACACGGGTAAAGGCTATCTGCGCTGCTACTCATACAGAAGAAGTCATTGCTGCCTATCAAGCAATGATTGAAGCATAAAAAAAAAAATAAAATTTTAAATTCACTTTTGCCGCACTAAGTGCCCTGTCTATGATAGGATGTAGAGTATGGAAATTTATGGCAAAATCAATACCAAAATGCGTGAGGCAATACACTTTTTTGCCTCAGAGCTATTGACACCTCAGCTCAAAAAGCATATAATAATCAAATTAAAGTTTACTCGCAAATTGCCTGTATGTGGATTTACTGAGGTAGATGGCTATAACTCAAAGGGTCAACCAAGAGAGTTTACCTTAGAGATTAATCATGGTATGTCAGAGAAACAAACACTTAAAACCTTGGCTCACGAACTAGAGCATTTGCGACAGTATGCTTACGGCGAAATAGATGAGCGTGGTACCATGTGGTTATCACGCAAAATGGACCACGATTCGGTGCCTTATCATAAGAGACCATGGGAAATTGAAGCGTTCAAAGCAGAAGAAAGGTTGTACCGTAAATGGTTACAGATGAAAAACTCCTAAAAATTAGTTACGACATTGATGAGTTTCTAATGAGTGAAGTTTTAAAACATGACATATCACCAATTACCTTGTCTGGTATCATAATGGCTCGCTTAGTTCGTATGAATGAAAGTGCCAAGACCGACAATGATTTTTACGAATTGCTAAATACAGTTTCGGCTAAAGACCACCTAAAATCTGATATGAGGACACTACAATGAACAATGAAGTTGAATCTTATGTTGGTGAATTGCGAGAACTACGAGAAAAAGTAAAGTACCTAGAAGCAGAACTAGCAAAACATAAACCAAAAATTCGTGTGTCTGGTGTGCCATATGATGTGGGAGTAGAAATGATACAAGAGCCAAATAAACCCACTACCATTTTTAGAGAGATTAAAAGAGAGATAGAATAATGGGAATGTTTGATTATGTGACATTTGAAGGCAAGCAGTATCAAACC